CTGTTCCACTCGCTGAGTGCTGACGCCGACGTGCTGGATGCCGCCGCTACAAGTCCGACGCCTGGCGCTGTGAGCGTCGCCGTTCTTTCCCGCGTGGATGATGGCGTGGCGTCGGCGGAACTGCTTGATGCCGTTGAAGCAGCTTTGGGCGACGACGTTCGCCCGATGACCGATAACGTGACCGTGCAGGCCGCCGTCATCTTGCCGTACACCGTCGTTGCCACCATCAAGACCTACAGCGGGCCTGACGCCGCTGTGGTTATGGCGGCATCCCAGGCGGCAATCGAGGCATACACCGAATCCAGCATGCGGCTTGGCCGCGACATCACGCTGTCCGCCATCTATCACGCGCTGCACCAGGATGGCGTGCAGAACGTGACGCTGACACAGCCAACCGCCGATATCGTGGCGGATTGGAACGAAGCAGCGCGCTGCACAGCCATCACGCTGACGAATGGTGGCATTGGTGAGTGAAACCCTTTTGCCATCGAACGCAACGGCACAGGAACGCGCCCTGGAAGGCGCGACTGCGCGCGTTTCTGACGTTCCTGTTCTGGTGCGGGAGTCGAAGGACCCGAGCGTATGCCCTGCTGTCCTGCTGCCGTGGCTGGCGCATCAATTTTCCGTTGACGCTTGGCAGTCCGCCTGGACCGATGAGCAGAAGCGGCAAACGATCCGCGATTCCGTTTTCGTCCACCAGCGCAAGGGCACCATCGGTGCAGTGAAGCGTGCGCTTGGCTCGCTGGGCTTCGGCGCACAGGTTCAGGAATGGTTCAATCAGTCGCCGCAAGGCCCTGAATATACGTTCCTGCTGCACCTGGATGTGGATCAAGTCGGCATCAGTGACGGCGACCTGGAAAACGTTCTTTCCGTGGTTGAGTCCACGAAGAACCTGCGTTCGCACCTGGAAACAGTGATCCCGACGATCACCACAAAGGCGCAACTAATCACCGCCGGCGTGTCGCTGACAGGCAGCGAAATCACCGTGACATATGAGCCGCACGCCGGATCGCCACTGCTGCTTGATGGCGACTGGCCGCTGGACGGCACGCAGAACCTTGATGGAGTTTTTAACTAAATGACGAACTTGAACCCGACGCCTGGCTGGGATGATGTCCCGCAGCTTGAGATTACGACGCCAGCGATTGGCGGCCCAGGCGGCCCGATGAACCTGCAGGCACAGGCGCTGCTGAATCGCACGGAAGCGATTGCCGAAGGCGACTTCACCGACGCAGGAACCCTGCAGTCGTCGGACATTTCGCTGCTGACACGTGGCACCGGCCTGCTGAAGACCACGCTTGGCGCTATCGGCGCGTGGATCATCGAGACGTACAATGGATTCGTCCAAGCTGGCACCGGTGCTGTTGCCATGACGATGAAGGCCAAGGCGCAGCAAATCGTCCACGCATCCGACTATGGCGTGAAATGCGATGGCACGAATGAAACCGCAGCACTGAACCTGGCGCTGAATTTCTGCAATACAAAGGTGAATGGCCGATACAAGAAACTGGTGATGCCGCCTGGCGTCTGCGTTGTTACGCCTGGCGGGCTTGTGGACGTGCTTTGCAGCATCGACGGGCCGCAGACCACGCTGCAGGCGTCGAGCAACGCCGCAGCAAACTTGCTGACGATCGGCTATGACCCGACCCTGGCAAATAAGCAGGAAATAAATCTGTTCTCGCTGAAAGGCTTCAGCTTTGCATTTGGCGGCACTGATCCGCGCTACGGTTACGGCCTTGGCTTCAATGCGCCAGCTGGCCAGTTCATCGGGCAACTGAAGATCGATATCTTCTATGTCGAAGGCTTCCTGCGCGGCATAAACGCTGATTGCTCGTCGGGCTTCCACATCGGCACGAACAAAATCAACATCAATACCCTCTGGTATTGCACGGACGGCATTTACAGCAACAGCGGCAATCTGGAATTCGAAAACAACGTGGTCACGGTCAATTACATGACCTATTGCCAGCGTGCCGTGCAGTCGATTTCCAGCGGCACTGCGCACAATGTGCAGAATACCTACCACATTCACTGCCTTGAACTGCACACGCTGACCAATCAGAACGGATTCGTCACGACTGGCGCGAACACGAACCAAAATCTGTACATCGTTGATGCAATCTACTTCAACTCCAACACGCAGTGGATTGCGCTGGGTGACGGCTTGTCTACCCGCAATGAATTCCGTTTGCCGGGCGCTGACTACGCAAAACTTTCTGCGGCTGGCAACGTGTTCAAGATCGACGGCATGGGCAATCTTAATGATGTCAATCCTACCCGCACGATTGCCTACGGTCCTTCGCCAGCCCCTGCGACTGGCACATGGAATGTTGGCGATGAGTATATCGTCAACAATGCTACGCAGGGCGGTATTGCATCGTATCGCTACACATCGACCGGCTGGAAAGCCGCGACTGTAGCGGGTTCGAACACCTACACGCCGACACGCACGCTTGGCACCAATGCTGCTTCGTCAACAACGTACACGGCTTTCTGGACTCGAAATGGCGATGTCGTAACAGTTCATGGAAGTCTGGACATCGGCGTAACAGCTGCCAACACGGCGACGGAAGTGCGCCTTACGCTTCCGGTCGCATCGAACCTTACTGGCTCCATTGAATTGGCTGGCACGCTGGGCGGCATCATCAGCAACACTTTGACGATGGGCTACATCAACGGCGACGCGACGACGGACCAGGCGGTTATCCATATCTCGCCCGCCGGAACGGTAAGCACGAACTATTCGTACTCGTTCTCGTATCGAGTTCTTTAAAAGCAGCGCAGATAAATCGAAATGGCGACCTACAAGACAATCCACACGACCTACGGCCTTGGCCGCATCGCAGCCGCCGAAGCCACTGGCACGCCGATCAATCTGACGCACATGGCAGTCGGCGACGGCAACGGCAACCCTACGACGCCGACCGCAGGCCAGACTGCGCTTGTGCGCGAAATCACTGCCACTCGCAGCACGGTGAACCGCGTCTACCAGGACCCGGACGACCCGCTGTTGTTCACGGCGGAACTGGTTATTCCAGCAGACATCGGCGGCTTCACCGTTCGCGAATGCGGCATCTTCGACCAGGACGGCGGGCTGTTCGCTGTTTCGAATATCCCTGACACCTATAAGCCGACCGACGCGGAAGGTGCGTTTTCGGACATGGTGGTTCGGTTGCAGTTCAAGGTAGCTAATGCCGATGTCATCACGCTGCAAGTTGATCCAAACGTGGCAGTCGCCACGCAATCCTGGATCATCAACAATATCACGCCAGCATCGCTGTTCCCTGGCGGCACCACCGGCCAGATTCTGCGCAAGGCATCGAACGCTGATGGCGATACCGAATGGGCCGACCCCAGCGTGTCCGATGTAGTTGTGGACGTTATCGAGGAAAAGCAGACGCTGGCAGCTGCGCAAACCGTTGTCACGCTTGCGGTGACCACGACGCGCGGGGCGGCAGTCTATATCGAAGGCATCCGCATCGGACATGAAGCTGGCGTGGATGGATGGCTGGAAGATGGCACCGACCCCGACACTAAGCTGGTTCTGGGCAAGTCGTACCCGGCTGGTACGATCATCCGTATTACGCAAAACGAACCGCTGGGCAGCGTGCCGTTCCCGCTGGCGCGTGACCAGAACCTGGCCGACGTGCAGAGCGCAGCGGCAGCCAGGACAAACCTGGGCGTGTTCAGCAAGGCCGAAACGCGCCAGATGGCACCATCTGGACAGGTGGCGCACTTCGCGAACAGCACCGCACCTGCTGGCTGGCTTAAAGCCAACGGCGCTGCGGTTAGTCGCACGGCATATGCCGACCTGTTTTCTGCTATCGGCACCACATACGGCACTGGCGACGGGTTCAGCACATTCAACCTGCCTGACCTGCGCGGAGAATTTATCCGTGGATGGGATGATGGGCGCGGAATTGACGCTGGTCGCGCCATTGGCTCTGCCCAGGCTGGAGCAATTCAATCGCACTCGCACAACATCCCGACGGGCGTCGATGCCAACATCAATGCAACCTACCCTTACGAAGTTGTGCCAGGTGGCGAGCGCCTAAATTCTTACGACTACGATGGCACAGCCCCAACCACGAGCACGGGCGGCACCGAAACGCGCCCGCGTAACGTTGCGCTGCTGGCCTGCGTGAAATTCTAGGAACGAATGAAATGACTTCAAAGACAGCATACCAATTCGACCATTCGGGCCTGCTGCTGGGCGAAACCCAGGCCGACGAAAGTCCACTGGAGCCCGGCGTGTGGCATGTCCCTGCACGCTGCACGCTTGTGGAGCCACCGCAGGAGGTGCCTGAAGGTAAAGTGCCGCACTGGAACGGCACGGCCTGGGCGTTGGTGACGAAGCCGAAACCAGCGAACGATAACGACCCTGTAGCAAAGCTGCAGGCATTCCTGGCGGCGAACCCTGACGTTTCCGCCATCCTCAAACAAGGGAGTGTATGAGCCGCGTACTTGATATGTGGGCCGGTATGACCGGCACCGTTTTGGACTTCGCAGGAGCTACCGCACCAGATGGATGGCTGATGTGTTTCGGCCAGTCCCTACTGCGAACTGACTACCCAAATTTATTTGCCGCAATCGGCACGACTTACGGCGCTGCTGACGGAACGCATTTCACGCTGCCAGACTGCCGTGGGCGATCCAGTATCGGCAAAGACAACATGGGCGGCACGGCAGCAAACCGCGTGACGACCGCAGGCGGCGGCATCGATGGCGTGACACTTGGAGCAGCAGGTGGCGCGCAGACGCACACGCTTACCGCAGCGCAGATGCCTTCGCACACGCACGCTAACACGCTGAACGATCCAGGGCACACGCACAGCAGTAATGCTGCAATCAATGGCGGCGGAAGCAGCACTGGCGGCGGCGGGTTCGCGCTAAATGCGACTGGTGGCGCAACCATCAACTCTGCTGGAACAGGCATCACGATCAACAACGTTTCGCAGGGCTCTGATGGCGCGCACCCTAACGTGCAGCCTGGCATCGTGTTCAACAAGATCATCAAAGCATAGTGAGTCGCGTACTGGATATGTGGTCCGGCATGACGGGTGCCGTGCTGGACTACGCCGGAACCGTGGCACCGGATGGATGGCTGATGTGTTACGGGCAGTCGCTTCTGCGGAGCGCCTACCCCAATCTGTTCGCCAGGATCGGTACGACTTTCGGCGCTGTCGATGGAACGCACTTCAGTCTGCCTGACTATCGCGGGCGCGTTGCCGCTGGCAGGGACGACATGGGCGGCGTTGCTGCTGGCCGCGTCACGCCTGCTGGCGCAGGAATCGACGGCGCGACGCTAGGAGCAGCAGGCGGGGCGGAAACACACACGCTGACCACAGCGCAGATGCCGAACCATACGCACGCCAATACACTGACCGACACCGGCCACACGCACACCTATCAGAGATATAACGGGTCAAATGCTGGCGCTTCGCCGTCAACTGGTAATGGCTATCAGGCTGGTTTTGCCAACATAGCATCCGGCGGCGCAACGACTGGCATAACGATCAACAATGCTGCGCAGGGTTCCGGCAACGCACACCCGAACGTGCAGCCAACGCTGATGCTGAACAAGATCATCAAGACCTGACGACCGATTTCCGTTCGCCTTTGCCGCCGCAGTCCTGGGCGGCTTTTTTATTGGAAAACCCACCAGAGGAACCAGCGGCGCTTCGCCTTCAAACTGTGGGCTGAGATTTCCTATTTTTACCAGGACAACCCCACTTATGAGCGAAACTTTCCTGCACGGCGTCGAAGTCGTGAACATCGACGACGGGACGCGCCCGATTAGCACGGTTCGTTCCAGCGTCATCGGCATTGTCGGCACTGCGCCAGACGCCGACGCAACCGCATTCCCTCTGGATACCCCTGTCCTGGTGGCCAACTCGCGCACCCTGGCAGCAAAGCTGGACACCACCGGTAACGGCGAAGGCACCCTGCCCGCCGCCA